CCGTAGTTTGAATTGATTAAGCCATATATCTTACGCCCAGTACTTGAATCTTTCGTAAATATATTGTGCTTCGGTATGTTTATCTCTAATAACCGAGCCATCTGTGCGTCTGTTTCTAATCCGCTGGCAATCAGTTTGCTTTGCAAAGACTTGTTGGTGGATACTATAACAGGTGTAGCCCATGTCTTAGCATCACGCTCTTCTGCGTTACGGTTGAGTCTAGCTTTGTCTCTGCCCTGTGATACCCAGTAACAAAAATCACCAACCTCTTTGTCTTGCATCATGGTAACTTCGTCCACTGTTAGCGGTAGGTGTCCATAAAGACCTAACCTACTGAACAAAGAGTTCTGTGTGTACTTAGCTGTAAAGTGTAGCTTCACTGGATCACCATATATAGACTGCGCCCAGAACTGTGCTAGTGTCTTACCACCTCCAGTAGGGCCGTATAAAGATATAGTTAAACCCTTGAGTCCTGTGAAGTTGTACAAGGGTGCAGAGAATCCTACGCCTAGCACAAACATATGCCAAGGCATACCTGCTTTCTCTAGTAGGTTTGTCAACTCTACCCAGTTAGCTACTGTACCTTTGGTTCCATACAAGTCTTGGCTAGTCTTGTTTGATGCCGAGGCTAAAGATATTGTTTCTTTTGTTACTTCGCCGCCCGAGCTGCGGAACAACGTGTTACCCAGAACAAATTGTGTGTTGTTTTCTTTCCATCCCATTGAAGCATATAGGTTTGACATCGACCTTATGTGCCTCAGTTCATCCATATATGTTCTTAACATCAGCTGAAAAAACTCCGTTTGTTTCTTGTTGTAAAGGACTATACCTTGGTCTGCTATTGCGGTAGCAAACTCACGGTGTCCTTCAGTAAGGTATGCTTGTCTTAATACAAGCTCCTGCCATCCAACGTGGGGTCTCTTCCAATGGTAACGTACTGTTTCGTAGCCTAGTGTTTCGTCCTTTCCATAAGAGACAGGGTATATATCAAACTTACAAACATCTATATCTGTATCGTCTAGCGTTATCTTAATGCCATCGTTAGTTCTTTTGAATGGCTTGGGTAGCTGTACTTGGCTAGCTTTTTTATCAAGGGTCTCTTGTAGCTGTACCTCTTTGTAGCTTATGCCAAGGCGTATGGGGCTAGTTATCTTACCTTTATACTTACAACCTTTACATCCATCAGGGTTGTCTACATCAAACTTAGCGCATGTAGTTGGGCCAGTGGCACCATCTTTCCAATGACGTAGCTTGGACAGGGTGGCTACCTCTGAGTATGCAGGGTAATTCTCACTCCACATCCGAGCAGTATCTTCTGGGTCAATACAGAACGCGGCTATACCTATAGCGTTATACCATACTGGTTCAGCTACTGAGTCTTGGTTGTCTACAGCGTATTTAATTTGCTGGCATTTGTTGTAGATAGAAGAACTAATTGATGGAGGGAACTCTACGTTAGCCGCTAGACTATTTAACAACGAGTTGTCAGATGTATGTCTTGACTGCACGGGCCCTGCAGTGACGTAGTTAGCAACCCTCGCTTCGATGACCTCTGGCTCAACAGGTTCAGCATCTATGAGTAGCTTAACTTCTTTACCATTCTTGGGGTTGTGCGTACCTATAGGACGTAACACAAGGGAGCTATTAGCTATCAACCCTGCGTCTGCTTTGAAACCTTTATCTAATGCGGAAGCCTTGACACCACTGGCAATACGTTTCCAATCGTCAGGCTCTAACTCTTTGGTAAGCACCCAATACACATGCAGTCCGTTGCCACTTCCTATTACCATAGGCTTGGGTAGCTTCATCCTAACGATGTAATCTTGTAATGCTTTTAATCCCTCTCGCCAATCGGCAAAGGGTTTGCCATCACCGCAGTCAACGTCAATAGCGATGACCTTAGTTTTGTTTACGTTCTCTTGCTTGCGGTTACTCTTATCTATGAAAGATGATATGGCAAAATAAGTATTGTTACCTGCTTTATCTAACCGTTTACATGCAGTAGCAAGTTCTTCTATCGTCTGAAAAAATCCCTGTTTTCTCCCATCAGGGTTGACAACTATAGAAACATAATAGCCTTCAGACGGTAGGACTCGCTGTAAAAATCCTAGCGTATCCATTCCACTGTCCTTTATATGGGGGCAGAAAGGTGTTCGGAATCAACCCCTCTGCCCTTATTAACTTAGCTTGTATTACTTAATAACTCAAGGAGTCTTTGTCTGCGAGAGACAGACTCAAGAGCTATCACATCTGGTTGAGGCCATCCGTCCTTCATAATCTCTAGCAACTGCTTTAGTTTCTCCCTAACTTTAGCGTCATTAGATTTACGCAATGGCTTGCCTTTAAGCCAACCATAGTAGGTCATACGAGACACACCTAGAACCATAGCTATGTCTCGTACACTCAGCAACATGTGTCGCCTTAACGCCTCAACCTTGGTAAAGTCCAAGGGTTTAGTCATCAGTGTTCACCTCATCCAATAGATTAGCTATCTCATTAGCTAAGTCATCTGCATCAGAACTCGCTTCCTTAACAGGGGCTGGCTCAACAGGTTGTGGTTTGGGTGTAGGCTTGGCTGCCTGGGCTGGCTTCGCAGGTTTTTCTTCGACAACAGCCTCAGGCGTGGTGTCTTCAACCTCTTCAGTATCTTCGATAGTAAACCCAGTCTCTTCTCCGAAACCAAACTTACCTGCACCACTAGAACCTTCGACATATTCAATAACTTGTACTGCTCTTAGTCGCAGTGTAGTTCCTGCACCAACGGCAGGTGAATTGTAGAAAGCAACAGACCCATTCACCTTGAGTATAGAACCTGCATAGATGTTAGAGTTCATCATAGGTGTACCCTTGCTATCAAAGACAGCAGGTTTATAGGCGGCTTTTGATTTGAATTTAATGATTACGTTACCAGTAGGTTCATCGTCATCATCTAACTCATCTTCAAACGGCAGTGGTGCTTGTTTAATCTTGGCGTTAGGCTTGGCTTCTTTCAACGCCTTGATACCTGCAACCAACTCACCCTTAATCTGTTCGATGATTGGTTCTGCTTCTTCCTTTGGAATACACAGATTGACTTTGTAATGTCCTTGCTCATCGAACTTAGTATCAGGTGATGAAATGTAAGGGTAGAATGCTACGCCTTTTGGTGTTGTAAATGTTTTACTCATTGGTAACTCCTTCCGTAAAACCTTCTTCATTAGTGAAACCATATTCACTAAACTTTGGTTGTCGTTCAGAGGCAGACAACTCGCCTGTTACAATCTTAACTTCTTCTGAGCCACACAGACTATCAATGTAATCTTGTATGGACTCATCTACAAAACCTCCAAACTCAAACACTAACTTTGGATAGGCAAGAGTTTGGTCTAGGCTAACCCTAGTCTTTGCGATCTCTGGTGAGATAGACTTACTCTGTAGTATCTTCTGATAACTGTTTAAGTTCTTCAGTGATGTAGGGGTTACTTGCAATAGATAGACTGTACCCTTAGGGTCATCGTCTAATACCACTGCGAGTCTTTTCTGGTCAGCACATGCTTTCACACGCTGACCTGTTGGTGTAGTGCGTGAACCCCATGCGTTCTGAGGACACACTGCACATAAATCCGATTGAGGGTCAGCACATTCTTTATCTGGTGTTGAACCATTCAAGGAATAACAATCTGGTAAAGCAGAGTCATTTGTATAACTGCCCTTGTACCAACTCTTTGACAGCGCGGGGTTAGCACCTACAACAATTACCGACAAACGTGTTGTGGCAAGAGTGTCGATGTCGCCCGCAGCGGACAGCAACGAGAACGTCATCCCTTTTGTTGATAATCTAGGTATCATTACTCTACCTTTGCGGTTGGCTTACGAACATTGATGTCTATGCGAGTGCCAAAGTTCACACCATCAGGTACTGTTTTATGTTCTTCGATGTACCCTCTTACTGCGTTCTTACTCACACGCTTCTCTAGCATGTCGTATGCTTCGTTCTTCTTGATAAATCCTAGTACTGCATCCCAGTCTGCTACCTGTGCAAAATCTGTAGTGGTAACAAACGCTGTACCACTAGTAGTCTTGAACGATGTAACACCTTGTTCGTCAGCTTGTTTCTTTATGTAGGCTTCTAGCTTTACCATCTTCTCTTTAATAGCTTTCACCTTGTCTTTAACTTCACCCTCTATTGCGTCCTTCTGGTTACGCAGGGTGATGTACGCTTTAACAACGTCATCCATATTCATATCAATCTCCCATCTCTTGTATTAAATCTAACAACACACCTTGTAATGCTTGCTTGTTCTTAAGCCTTTCATACATCCTATACTCAAGTTGAGTAGCCTCTATATGAACCACGTTAGACGTATGACGTTTGCCTATACGCTCCACTCTACCGTTAGCCTGTGTGTATTGTTCGTTGCTGTTGATTGGGCCGTACCATACAACAGTACTAGCCGCAGTTAGTGTAAGCCCATGAGCCATAGTAGCAGGGTGTGCTATCAATACTCTTGGGTCATCTGTCTCTTGAAAGTTGTGGAATATATCATTCCTATTCTTTGCCGAGACTTCTCCATTCACTACTGCTGTTGTGTAGTGCTTGGACAATTCCTTATTGAGCATGTGTAAAGTTCCTGTCAGTGGTACAAACACTATGACTTTGCCACCTGCCTCATCAATAATTTCTTTAAGAACGTTTACTCTGGGTGATGCATCAAGCTCTATATTACGGCCATCATCACCGTACGCCACACCACAACTTATCTGCACTAGCTTCTGCATCTTGACTGCTTCATTGACAGCAGTAATCTTACCCTCTGCTTGTACCTCTGTGACAAAGCTACGGAGCATACTCTTGTAGTGTTGCTCTTGTTCTTTGGTTAGCTTTATCTGTCTTGTTTGGTATACGGTACTAGGTAAATCAAAGCATTCATCCCTAGTGTATCTAACAGAAGGTTGTAGTACATGCTTAACTAGCTCTACGCTTTCTGGTCTAGGCAACCACTTCCATTGCCCTATCTTCATCATGGTAGTTTCCTTGAACGCAGTGTATGTCTTAGCTACATGTGGGTTATCTACCATCTTAGCTAGAGTCCACGCATCTGTAGGGTCATTGGGTGTAGGTGTACCTGTCATCAACCACAGTCTTGTATCTGGGTTCTTGTTAAGCCACTTACGAAAGAGTTTGAACCTGTTGGTGGATGGTGTTCTATACACAGCCGCTTCATCTACAATGACCAGATCGAAATCATTGAGGTCATCCATTACTACTTGGAAACCATCATGGTTAATTATATAAAAGTCAGACGGTATCTTAAGTAGCTTACGTCTACGCTCTGCTGAACCATATAGTACAGTGGCGCGTCTATCTATAAAGTTCATAAAGATAGCATCACTCCACACCCTCTCCAGTGTGGACAGAGGGGATAGTATAAGGCACTTCTTTACTGCGCCTATCTCCATTAGATAGTCAGCCGCCCATAGTGCAGACTGTGTTTTACCTGTGCCTATCTCATTTAATACTAGGCTCTTCCTATGTATAGTTAAGAAGCTAGCCGTGTTACGTTGGTGGTCGTAAGGTTTGAACTTACCCTTCCAATCATAGTAGTGCATGATAGGTGATGGTGCGTTGATACCCAACTTACGCAATGCCCACACCTCTGTGAGTTTATGCGGCAGTACAACCACGTTGTTACCACGAACTGTCAACTCCTTGGCAGTTGGTATACTGTCCAGTACAATCTGCGGATTGTTTAGTTTAAGTGCTAAACCTTGAACCTTCGGTATCACTAGCATCTGTTATCCACCTTTCTAATTCATCCTGTGTATCGTAATCACATACAACAAAACACTTACCTCCTGCGTCTTCTATCTGTTGCATGGCTGTTACCTGCAACGGTGTCGGCTTCTTTCTTCTGTCAGCCTTACACTCTACCCCAACAAACCTACCCTCCACGATAAGTATTAAGTCAGGTATACCTGCTCTACCAAATGGCCCTGCTTGTGGCATGTAGTACCACACGTTGAGCTTCTTCAGCATAGCCTTGAGTCTATTCTTTACACGACCTTCTGGGGTAGTAGCCATAGCATAACCTTACAACAGTGTCAAGAGGCATATTCACACCACTCATAACAAGGACACCATCGGCATAGTCCACTAGGCTTGGCAGGGAAATCATCATTAGCTAGTGACTGGTTTATTCTAGCTACTCTACCATTGAGATGACCTTGCATCTCGCCAGATAAATCTCTACAGAAAGAACGCCTGTCTTGCTTCATGTCCTTCAACCACACAAAGGATGTAGTCACCCTGTTTATGTGTGGGAAATGCGAGAACACTTGCAATGCGAACATCTCCAACTGTGTAAAGTCTGGTCTACGCTTGCCTGTTTTCCAATCCATGACAATGGCTCTGTCTTTAAACAAAACCAATACGTCAAGTATGGATCTCAACCAAGCATCATCAGACCACCAACCTGTTGGTGTGTAGTGTTCAGTTACAGTTAGCTTTTCTTCCAGTAGCAATTCACTAAACTCTGGGTGTTCTTTCATCTTAGATATACTATTGCACAGGGCTTCGTACTTTACAGTCTCATCTGTCAACTTGCTGTCACCAGTGAGCCTATCTTCTAAGGCCTTATGCACACGCTCTCCGTATCTAGTAGCTTCACTACCACTGTCAGATACTTCCTTAGTAATCCTCTGGTGGTAGTAACGCTTCGGACAGTTCTCGTACATCTTTAACGATGAATATGAATGGCTTACTTGTGTCATGCTGTAACTTTACCCTACTGTCAACGCTTGGTCAAGCTACTATAATTTTTCTTTCGCACTACCCTACCAAGATTATCATACTTCTCAGTTATCTCTGGTACTTTAAGAGTATCTTTAATTTGTTCTCTGGTAGGACTCTTATCGCTCTCTATAAAATGTTTTAGCTTCCATTCGCAATGGTTCATAGCCATGCCACCATGCTTACCATTTATATAATGCAGAGCTTGGGTGTTAGTCATACCCTTTTCAGTAAGACACCAATCAAGTGTCTCCTCTGCCTCCATCAACAACGCTTTAACTTTACCCATGTTAGTCCTCCTGCTTCATGCGTTTCATAATATCAAACTTGAGTAGCTCTAGCTGTGCAATGAGAGCCATTGTATCATTAAGCTGTGATGAGAACCTTACATAGTTACCATTCAACTTAACCATGACTAGCATACTCTCTGCTGTGTCAGCTTCTTTAATTTCTTCGATGACTTCTTTGAGTCCTTCAAGCAATTCTTTCTTACTTCTATCATTAACAACTGCTTTTATATCTGTCAGTTTTGTCACTTCGCTTCTCCATAATTAGCACCAATCCCAGACTCACAAGCCACTGGCAAGTCTATAGCCCACGAGGGTGCGGTTGACATTCTTCTCTCAATAAGTTGTTGTGCGTCAGTCAAGTCCTGTACAGGGACAGAGATGATCAACTCATCGTGTACTTGAAATGTAACAGGATATGATTGACCCACGGCTACCATTTGTTCTGCCACTACAATTCGTGCCAGTGCTTGAACAATATTCTCTACGACCTTTCCTCCGTATATATAAGTCCAGTTGTTGTGGGGTATATCCTCCCCTATGACTCTGGCTTTCATAACCTTGCGATAGGTACGAGAGTCAGAGATATATCTGAACTGATTGTCAGTATGATTTAAGGCAGGGTATTGTATACGCAGTTTGCTAGGTAGTAAGATGCCCTGCTTATCATATGATACATAGCTAGATATAACACCACTACGTCCTGCTATCATGTCAGACAATGCCGATTGACATCGTTGCCACAGTGCAGTGATGCGGTGGTTCTTGTCTCTATATAGATAGACAATACGTTTAGCTTCGCTCTCTGATATGTCTACCTTCAAGCCACCCATGCCTTGAGCTAGGGTGTTACGAAACTTCTCAGCACCCATGCCATAGCCTAGTCCTAGTATGCAAGTCTTACCAACGAACCTCTCTAGCTTGTCATCTTTAGTTATAGTCTTGCCATATACAGTAGATGCAAACTCACTGTACACATCACGCCCTTGCCTAAAGGCTTCAACCAAATCATCCTGCCCTGCAACATGGGCTAGTACCCTTGCCTCTATCTGTGATGAGTCACAAGCAATTAGCTTATGTCCTTCAGGGGCAGTTAGAGCAGAACGTATAGCACCATTCCTTGGTAGGTTCTGTAGGTTCAGCTTGTCACCGCCACTAAACCTACCAGTGTGTGCGCCATAGTAATTAAGCATGATAGGTAGCTTGCCCCTGTCAGCAACCTTGATTAGATTCTCTGTCCTAGTCTCCTCAATGGTAGATTTAGTACCCAACCTTGCATTACATATGGCTTGTACTTTAGACGAGCCACCCTCTAGTAAGTCAATGAACCCTGCGTCTGTCTTGGCAAACGCCCATGTCTCTTTACCAGTGGTAGGGCTTACCTTCCTTGGTGGTTCAACACCAACAGCCTTGAGTAATTTAGCGAACCTCTCATTACTCATCAGTAGTTTCTTCAGCTTATCTGGATCAACACCTGCTGAGTTTATACTGTCAAGAAGTTGTGCTTTGTTTGTCTGCACTGTTTCCAGGTGAGAAGTAAGAGTACTCTTATCCAGTTCAATCACAGGCTGTGTATACATACGAATAGTCTGGTCAATCACCATCAGTTCCCGAACAGGAAACTGCGACTTCAACTTACCAAACAATTTGTATGTAAGGTCAACGTCATTGATTGCGTAATCCCCAAACCTGTCAAGCTCTTGTGGTGTGAAGTCCGACTTGCGTTTGCCGAGCGTGTTGAGAACCTCATCGCCCTTCGCCCCTATATTATAATGTATAGCGAGATTTTTTAGCGAGCCGCCCACAGTTTGTCCGACCAATGGTCTAGCCATCAACATAGTGTCGAGCCAAAACTTTGGCTTTATATTATATAGCCATGACAATATAGCTCCATCGAACATAGTGTTGTGACACAGTATAGCAGAGTTAGAATAGTCAAGCCCTCGCAAGAACCCACCTACATCGCTACCTGCATACCAAGTGGTAGGGTTGCCATCTACCTTGACAGCAACCCCAATAACCTCAAACCTATCGCTACGAACATAGGCTTCCGTTGTCATCTTGGACAACGAGAAATCCCTAGCGTAATAGGTTTCAAAGTCTATTGTTATTATGTTCATACTTCACTCGCTAATGCTAAGTACCCACACCCATCACGATAGTTATCTTCATTCGCAGGGTTACTCTTGGCTCTAGCTATCTTCAACAGAGCCATCATCATAGGTACGTCATGTGGTGTGAAGTCCACATCTTTATAGGCAGACCACAGTTCAGCAATAATCATTGCGTTATCTGCAAAGTCTCCGTGTTCTTCTTCCCTGTCGCCGTCAACCAATGCGATAGCTTCTGACAACAGCTTGACACGAGTACGTTCTTTGTCAGTTTTGTCAGTTGATTGAACCAATACTTCAGTCGGTGTACCCACCTTGCTCCGCAAAGTGTAGACATACTTAGCGGTACACCCACAAGCCTTGGCTACATTCTTAGTCTTTGCAGTAGGGTGTTTAAGTAGGTACGCCCATACCTTTTCAGCTTTAGTTTTTTTCTTCATGTCCGTCTCCTTTCAATAACGAAAATGATTCCACGCTCCCACCACATTGATGAGAGTATTGAATGGCTACCTTAACAGCTTGTATTGCTGTAGCATCCATAGCCAATGCACCATAGGCAAAGTCAGATGCCTCACCAAATGCACAAGCGTTTACCCCATGATGTATGGGGTAAGGTGTACCCTCGTAACGTAGCAGTCCTTCTTTAGTTACTAGGATGAGTTGATAGTAATGGTTCTCTATATCAGAGTAGGGGAATGGACTATCCCCCCCTTCAATGAGCCATTGCTTATGTCTGTGTATATTTTTTAGTGTGCCTACACCAGACACAATACAGACCTCCCCCCCAATGGATTCATACCATGCTTTAGGTGACTGGTACTTGGCGTTACCCATAGTACATTGAGTATCGGTAGCGAGTACCTCGCCATCCCATGCTATAACTGTCATCGTTGCACTACCTTTCCATCAGCAGTCAAAGGCTCTTGAACAAACACACCAAAATCCTTACGCAGTTGATAGGACAAATCATTCATCAACGTATCAACATATGCTAAGATATGTGCGTCTGTAGCCATCGTGTTGCCATAGGTATTGGGTGTAGCCGACTCAACAAAGGCATCAAGAAACTCTGGTGTGAACTCATTAGACTGCATACTATCTTTGAGCATAGAGTAATACTTATCTGAATGCCAGTTAGGCATATTCCACTGCCAACGATGTTGACCATTGCGTTCCATATCTGCGTGTTTATCATAGATACGCTTGGCGTGTTGTTGCAATGCACCTACCTTAGCTCTTGCTTTCAACCCACGTTTGAAACGCTTGAGCATACGAAGCCACACCTTGCGTTTCTCTGGGTCAACCTCACCACTCACAGCGTGTTGCACGTTGATGCATACACCGTTGCTATCAAACGCCATACCTGCAAAGTATTCTACGCTATGTTCTTTGAACGCTTGCCACCAATTGTGGTAGTAGTTACCTGCCGATTGACATCGTTCTGCTACCATGCCAGATGGTTGTTGTTCTATGGCAGGTGTTAGTCTGTCCATCAAACTAGTATGTGCGATACGATACCGACCCTTACCCATACGTTCGGTGAGTATAGGTATAGCATTGTGCAATGCCATTGACAGAGAAGTGTGCATAGCTTGCCAACTGTGGCTGTCAGATGGCAGGACAATCCTACCATCTGGGTGAAACTCAGCAATCGGTGTAGTCTCACCACCCCATGACATGTACTTTAACTCGTACACATCTTGGTTCTTAAATAGCCTACACCATTGGCGTATAGGCTTGCCCTTTGCAGGGGTTCTGCATGTAGAAAACACACGCTTACAATCAGCGTAGTCTTCTAGTATTGGTTTGTTAAAATAACTCATGTTTTATCTCCCTATCTTGTTATCTTACTGAGTGTTACGGCACTAGTCATTGCGTTAAGGTCAAGGTCTAGCTCCTCTGCCTTGACTACCTTACGTTCTTTGACAGTCTTGTGTCTGTCTTTGGCTTCATCTGGTAACAAATCCCACAATGGACGCCATGCTTTGAGAGCAGGTGCTAGTGTGGTGTATGTCTCCATCAACTTGTTGACAGATGACAAGAATGATTCTTGTTTGTTGGTAGCTTCAAAGACTTTGCGATTGTATTCCTTGAACTCTGGCTTCAGCCAATCCCAACGTGAGTCATTGTAATCAAACTCATTCTTACTATAGCTCTTACTAAACCCAGTAGGTGCTGAGTCAAAGCTATCAACCCAAGGCATAGGTGTACTGAACGACAACCTAACACTACCTTGTAGTTGCCATGTGTCATGTGTGTAAGAGCTAGTCTGCCATACATCCGATGGTGCATTAGACCAACCAGATATATCAATATGTTCTGATTTACGCAGTACATAGTCTGGCAACGCTTTCATCTGGTCTCTTACAACCTGCGAAAACAAACACTCATACACCTTGTCTGCCCAATGAGCAGGCACGTTGTTCTTTGCCTGCTGTATCTTGCCGTGGAACATTACCTTTGCATTGTTCTGTATCTCATGTTTGAGACTATCTGAAAATCTTACTGTCGCCATTAGTTTACTCCTTCCATTTTAACAACTTCACCGAATGGTGCATCTTCCATGTGCGTAGTAACCCACAGTACTGGACAGTCAGGTTCAGTACCGAAGTCATTACAACAGAGGTCAGTTAGAAACACACAAGCAACTGGGTCTATGTCGTTGTCCTGCATGTAATTGAATACTGGTGAGAAGGCAGTACCTCCACCGCCATGTGGTTTAATCTCTGGTCTATCGTCTTGACCAAAGGAATCATAGTGACTCACCTCACTATCGAAGTAGATAACATGAGTCTTAGTAGGCTTGTGGTCTTCCCATACCTTAATGATTTCAGTAGCGAACTGGTCTATCTCTGCTTGACCGATAGACCCAGAGCAATCAACTGCCCATACAATCTCACCCATTACCTCGCCAGTAATACTAGGTAGGTACATACCCTGTTGAATGAAACGTCTGTTAGGTCTAGCAAATGTTCTGTCATCAGTCTTAGCCTTGACGATGAAGCGTTGTAGTACATCAGCCCATAGCACCTTGGGTGTTAGTAGTTCACCTACTAGACGTTCAACACCTGCACTCAACTTGCCCATCATCTTGGCAGACTGTACTGCTTGGGCTACCTTAACTTTCCACTCTGCCTGCTGTTGTGCAATCTCTGCCTGTGTTCCTCCGCCATCTTCAACTGCATCAAACGGTTGCCCCTCTCCGCCATAACCCTGCTCTCCTTTCGGTGTGTCAGGTAGGCTGTTATAAATACGGTCAGTAATCCCATCGCAAGAATTGTATAAGTCAGGGTCATATAGTCCTCCTTCTGGCATCTTGCCTAGACCTTCATCGGTTAGTATCTGATTGATTACATAGTCAGCCGCTTGGTTCCACTTGTAGCCATCGCGTTCACCACGCCTTGTGGTATGCTCAAACATTGGATGCCCAATCTCATGAGCTACAAGGAACTTAAGCTCCTCATCATTCTGTTTGTCACAGAACTCTGGATTGAATAGAACTTGCTTGCCATCAGTAGCGGCAGTAGGTACTGCATCTGATATTCTGAACGGCATGTTCATCACCAGAGTACCCCAGAAGGGGTACTCCAGCATCAGTGATGTCTTGGCTTTAGCCAATCGTGTTTCAAGATTAGTCATTCAACTCTCCCATAAATACAGCCATCTTATCTGCGATAGCCTTAGCTTCTCTTGCCTTCTGCTCTCTCAAATCCCAATCGACACGCAATGCTTCAGGGTTCTCGTTAGCCAATGAACTCTCAACCTGTTGACGCATGGCTTCAAGGTCAGGGTCATCAGCAAAGTTAAGGCGAGGTAAGATACCGCAGATGTCATTGATGTTCTCAACCAATGAGTCGCGGAAGATACCAGTGGGGTTGTCTAGCTTGTCACTAGCATGTTTGACTACATCATACAGACGTTGCCATGCTTCCTTCATAGCATCTTGTGATGCACTGGTTACACGCTCAGTAACTTGCTGTTGGATAGCAGACAGCTCATCATCTGCAATCTGTACTCGGAAGTCATCGGCAGGTACTGGCATGATTACCATGTCCATACCGAACTTAGCTCGTAGCCCATCAATAGTGGGGTAGTCATCTTCCTTGTACAACCCATTGGGTAGCAACCGCTGTGCATCTAGCTTCAACTGCGGATACACATCAACGAACTGGTCAACTAGTGACATCCAGTTAGCCTTGTAGTTGCGGAACTCTGTCATGAATGACAGGTAGTTTTTAGATGGTAGCATCTGCGTACCATTGATACCCCAAGGCAGAGTGTTCTTGTAGTACTCTGTCCGTATGGTAGTGGTAAGCTTATGGATGTTACCAAGGTAGTCATTCAGCGGAAGCAGAGACTTGTTATATCTCCCTGCTTCAACGATAGTGTTGTGTTGGTCAGCAATCTGCTGAGTTACTTTCTTGTCATACTTACGAGCCGTCCATTGTGACACGTTAAGTTGAGCAAGTAATGCTTTGTCTGTTAGTTTCATAGATACCTCCACTAAAATAATACATCTTGGTTATCGACTGCCCACTTGGTGAACGCACCACTACTAGCAAGTTCATCATTCTTGCGAGTAGCATATGAGATACACAGGACAGAGAACTCTTTAGGCATACGGCCAACGTAGGTAATAACCCTATCGAAGTTAGCTAGCGTAGCCTTGTGAGCAAGGGAGCCACACAATGCATACAGAGTAGCAGGGTCATCAGGTACGTTAGCTTGTGATGGGTTCATCAGTATGCTGTCAGGATTAGGTAGCTTACGATGTATCTTTAGGAAGCCAACGAACTCTGCCGCAGCACCTTCACCAACTGCACCCTTGAAGCATTCATACTCTGCATCAGCAGGTACAACACCAATCACATCAGATACACCCTCAACCCATGAACGTGGTGTAGCATTGACATCACGCTGTGGATCAAAGTCATGTAACAGATTAGGTCTGAACCGAATGAACGAGATTAGTTCTGGCTTGACATCATGTTCGATAGCCCAACTAGTCCAGTCATCAAGGTGTGTCTCAAGCTCAATGACAGTCTCACGATTACGCAAGTGAGATAAGATTCGGTTAGCACCTGCTCTGTCAGCCTGCCTGTTACCAGTAGATACAACATGCCAACCTTTCTTGAGTGATACACCATGCAATGTCCTAGCTTGTAGTATGTTAGCTAGTACCTTCTGAATGTCAGCAGGTGCTTGGTTCCTGTCATCGAAACAGAGTACACCCTCATCAGGTATATCGGTACGACTCTCAGCAGGATACCAATCAGGTAGCTTGTAGTTGAATGAGTCACCATCAACAGCCATGTTAGGTACACCGAAGTCTTCTACCAACATGGTAGGTGTATGCTTCTCGATGTATCCAACCTTCAGACTACTGGCAGTCTGTTGTACGATGGTGGTCTTACCGCCCCCTGGCATACCTTCAATGCAGATAGGACGTTTAGCCTTGAACAATTCAGTCAAGGTATCTTTCAATAGTGTAGCTCGCATCATTTATCTCCCTTATATTTGCGATGGTCAACGCCGAGTGACACAACTTGAGTGCCAGTCTTTGTATGCTTGGCAATCATTTTGTTAGAGTAATAGATGACATTGCCCTCATCATCTGTTACTGGTGCTCCACCCTTGCCATGCCGTAGCATGAATAGTTTCAAAGCCTTCTTAGCCATTGGTTATTCCTTCCCATATCTGACTAGGTGTTACGCAACTGTTTGTTGCTGTCCAATACTGCTCATCCCAAGACTCACACCCTAGGAACAAGTTAAGTATTACGAATGCAATTAAGATACTTACAAACCCTGTCATAAGTATCCCCCCCAGTAGAGTGATTGCCCCCCTCATTGGAACAACCCCCAACCAAAGTAACTGTCAGCCAGTATCATCATGACCGATGACACCAAGCCGTATAGTATCCAAGAAAAGATTATTGATAGTTTCATTTAACAAGCCCCCCCTTACTGTTGATGCCGATAAGTTCAGCACGATTAGTAACAACGATGTAATTAGATTTGTGTAAAGGAACTACACAGTGGCGTACTTCACTGGCTTGTTTAGCACCGCATGATAAGCAGGTTGTATAGCCTAGCTCAGCACGTTTGACAGCGATGTTATCAGGACAGTAAGAACAACGTATCATATAAGCCTCCATAAATAGGGTTGAGCAGGGTGCCATATAGACACCCTGCTAGTGTTAAGTTAAAGAACGATAGTCTTAGCACCAGTTGATACAGAGTTATCATCGTCAGCTAATACAGCGACATATGCTCCGAACCTACCGCCAAGTAACTTCGCTGAATACTTCTCCATATCCAACGATTGTAATTCAGCTACAGTGAAGCCACCTTTACGACCCTTCTCAATATCTGGTGCAAATACAGACACAGGTATAGAGTACTTCTCACCAGCAGATACCATAGCCTTGAATAGTTCATCCGCCTTATCAGCCGTAAATACATTGCCTTCACCAGTATAACGTGGGTCATTCTCACTGCGAATCTTTACAGTCTTTGCAATAGGTGCAACGAAAGCTTCAACATTACCATTAAAAGTTCTAGCCATTTTCATAATCTCCAATTAAACTAGGTTAAATATGCTATAACGAGACCACCTCGCCAAGCCCCCAGAACTTGACACCCTGCCGAGGGTTTGTCAAATCGCCCCCCTCTGTTTAATCTGTGAGACGGTGCTATAATAGATTGTCAAATGGATTACAAAAGGTGTCGTGTTATCAATGATTTAATGGCAAACAATCTAAATAATCTACAAATCTATAAGTAATGTTAGCACGGCAAACCTGTATCATGGCTACAGAATGATATTCTATAGGTGATATATGTAAAAACTGTAGATTATTTAGATTATTTAGATTGTTTAGTAGTACATATATGGGATAACCCCATGTAAACAGGGCGAAAACACTACTGGATGTGTCATGTTATACAATCTAAAACACTACATGTTGTGTCAAGTTACTAAACAGGCCCATATAGATTGTTAGATTGTGTCATGTTAGAGCCCCCCCAGTATATAGTCGTTGCATTTATAGCCCGATGACCCCCCGAGCTATGGTCATATATATAAAAAATAAAAAACAAAAAGAAAAAGAGAGGGGCCGAAGCCCCGTCTCTCATGTTAGCAGGCATCTCTTCATGCTGCGGTTCTTTCGTACCCGCTTCATGAACTCCATTGCTATCTCGTGTCTTGAATAACCTCGATAGCTGCCTGTATTCTCTGATCGTTGCAACCAGGTTCTCAAACCTACAGTCGGTAGATCTTGCAGTGTAGTGTCCATAACTACTTCCTTTCATGGAGTAGGGAGCACAGCATCACACTGTGCTCCCGTTAGTGTTAGGTTCGTACTGTTAAGATGCGAGCCTCGACCTTGTGCTTATCGACTAGCCGCTTGGCTATGCCTTTCGCACGTTTCCACTCTGCCACTACTGTGGTGTCGTAGGTCTTGAATCCATCCGCGCTAGCGCGAACCTGGTATGTGGTCTTACTTAACTTTCTCATGAAAGCCTCCTTCGGGTTGCGAGAGGAGCCGAAGCTCCTCTCTGGGTTGTTAGGAACCGTTGCTAAACGGGTTCGGCTGGGCAGTCCGCGAGGCGTACTGATTCAGCGTAGACGCTTGAGCAATGTTCAGCTTCGGTGGACATCCTTTGGATTTCCATGAAACCGACACCCAAACCTTAGTGTCATCGCCCAGCTTCTTAAGTACTGCTTTAAGATGCTTGACGGTCAACTGCTCTTTCTTGTCAGCCAGCTTGCGATTGGTATCGAAAGCGATGACGTTGATTGACCAGGGGTCAAGCCGTCCGCCTGACGCCGCATCCGCATGCTCAAGGATATCCTTGAGGATGTTATCAGCCTGCGTCTTGGCATCCCAGCCTTGACCATTACGGGCTCTGTCTAACATAGTTAGAGTTGAGCCGACACGTGGTTGCTTTACACGAAGGGCAACCTTACCTTCAAAAGATGAATTGCTCATAGCAATATCCTCCAGTAAGAGTCACACACAGCCACGCTGTGCATGACGGGTTATGTCGTGGCGGTTGCCAGCGACAAATACATAGAAGCAAAAACCATACACAATGTCAAATTACTAGGGTTTCTGCGGGTTTCAGAGGGGGGTATATTATGCCTTGGCGATAGGCGCATGGGGGTCGGTAGGGGGGGTACATGGACTGGACACGGTGACCGCATAGTATATAAGTAACCCTCGCATAACACGGTGCAAAAAAAGGAAGGTGTCAAGTTAGCAAAGTTTGTTGACAGGATTGTACATTACACATAGGATCAACCACATGGATACGTTACCGCTTAAACATACTAAGTGGTCGAACCGACTAGCTTTCGATATAGCCCTGATGCTAGAGGGCAGCGGTGAGACCCTGGATGAACTAAAGGAACGGCACTCGGTTACAGCCGATGCTATACTAGTGTTCAACAAAGACCCTGTGTTTCTCAAGCAGGTCAACTCTTATAGGGATGACATTAAAGAGAAGGGCATGACGTTCAAGCTCAAGGCTCGAGCACAAGCTGAAGAGCTGTTGACAACTAGTTGGACATTGATTCATTCTCCAGAAGTATCGCCTGCAGTTAAGGCTGACTTGATAAAGTCAACTGTTAAGTGGGGCGGTTTAGAACCTAAGAACAATGAAACAGTAGAGGGACAAAGTGGCGGAGTTAAAATTACAATTAACCTCGGAGGCCAAGAGCACATCGCAACAGCCACAATTGATCAAGAACCTGAGGAAGCAGTTCTCGAAGACTTACGAGAAAATGCCGATGGCGACATTCAGAACGTTGGATGAATGCGAGACAGTGGCCGCGTTGCTTGAGGTTGAAGGCGTTGGCTTCAGGCAAAAGGTGCTGCGCAGCCGCACTACCACTCATCCCTATGCTATAATTTTATATGGTAAGTTATGAACATAGACTTTACACCATCTAAGACAGCTGCTGACTTTATGAACTCAGATGCAAAAATGCGTGTACTTATGGGGCCAGTCGGGTCAGGTAAGTCAGTAGCGAGCTGTTTTGAAATTGTCCGTAGGGCATCACAACAGCATCCAAGTCAAGACGGGGTGAGACGCTCCCGTGCTGCGGTTGTTCGTGAAACTGTTCGCCAGTTGACTGATACGACCATTAAGACGTTTCTCGACTGGTTCCCACCAGGAGTGTGCGGCAACTTTATGCGCACCACCAAGACTTACTTTTTTAAGGTTGGTGATGTCGAGTGCGAGATTATGTTTCGTGCACTTGACGATGCTGACGATGTGGCAAACCTTAACTCTCTTGAGCTGACGTTCGCGTGGTTCAACGAGTGTAGAGATATTAACTCTGAGATCGTGGACGCTATGTCCAAACGTATTGGTCGATTTCCATCTGCTAAAGATGGCGGCCCTTCATGGTTTGGTATGTGGGGTGACACTAACCCCCCGACTATGGATACGTGGTGGTATTATCAGATGGAAGGCCTTGACGCTAAGGACGGTGTGAGTCCTAACGATAATGGTTGGGATGTATTCAAGCAGCCATCAGGTAGAACTATCTTAGCTGAGAATGTGGAGAATTTGCCCGATGGATATTATGACACCCAAGGTCGCTCAGAAGAGTATGTACGCGTGTTTATTGACGGTGAGTACGGACTCAGCTCAGCAGGACAACCAGTGTATAAATACTTCAGGCCAGACTATCATATGGCGAGTTCTAAACTCGCGCCTATCGTTAATGGTGTACGTCCTGTTGTTATCGGTATGGACTTGGGATTAACTCCTGCAGCTGTGTTTGGGCAGCAAGATCCTCGCGGGCGGGCAATAATACTTGACGAAGCGGTGTCCTTTGATATGGGCATTCAAAGATTTATGCGTACAGTTATACGTCCGCTTATATATGATAGGTTCTCTAGCGCACCTATTGTTATAGTGGTTGATCCTGCTGGTACGCAGCGAGCACAGACTGATGAACGTTCGGCTGTCGATATTATTAAGGCAGAGGGGTTTAAAGTATTTCCTGCTAAAACTAACAGTGTGTCAGCAAGACTGTCAGCGGTTGATGACTTTCTTATGAGACAGGCTGATGGAGATGCAGCGTTTATAGTTGACCCTCGCTGTACACATCTTAAGTCTGCAATGATGGGTGGGTATAGATTCCATCCTAAGAATGGTAACGTTGAGAAAAACAAACACTCGCATGTCGCAGAGGCTTTACAATATTTAATGTTGCATATACACTCAGTAGGCGAAGGAACACTTGCACCGCAGGCCCGAGATATTAAACGTGTCAAAGCCGTTGGTTGGACTTAGTTTTTTCATTGAACCTTCCTCCCTAGGGGATATTTTACACTCCACTGTTAAATCCCCTGAACTAGGCCCCGTTAAGATCTTCTCCTTTCTACTTGACGGGGCCCCTTTTTTTGGTAAACTATAACAAGTTGTCAGTTATTGGAGGTACCTATGGCAGGTTCATGCGGCGGTGGAAAACCTTACATGCGGATGTCAGACAATCCCAAGATGAATGGGACTGCTGGTGATTTTCGTAGACCATACATTACAGGTGGGCTAGTTGCCCCAGCTATGCAGTATAGTAATGATATGGATAAGCGTAAGAAAAAAGACGATGACGATGAGGATGATGAAGAAAAGATGGCTAGGGCTAAGAGGTCTCGTAAAAAAGGCAGTAGCTACGGAACAGGTACTGTTTAGGTAGGAGCGTATATGTTGAGGGTCATAGGAAATTCTGAACTTGTAGAGCAAGAAGAAGCGGCGGCACGAGCTGAACTAGCTGATAGACAGAATGAACCTTACATTCTGGGTATACACTCGTATATAAAAGAGTGTTGGTCAGCAGCTAAAGAAGCTAAAGATCCTATTGAAACTATTATGCTTAAGGCGTTGCGGCAACGTAATGGTGAGTATGAGCCAGATAAGCTAGCAGCTATTCAATCTCAGGGTGGTTCAGAAATTTACATGATGTTAACTGAGGTCAAGTGCCGAGGCGCTGAGTCTTGGCTACGTGACATACTGTTAGATTCAGGTACACCCCCGTGGGATTTAGAACCTACACCTATCCCAGAGCTTACCCCTTTACAGCAAGCAGATATTCAAGAAGCTTTTGCTGAGTCTGTACTTGATATGATTAAGCAGATGGGCCAAGCACCCACACCATCTCAGCTCAGTGAGTTGAAAGAGATGGTGACTCAAGATTATCGGTTTGGGATATTGCAGGGCGCACAAAATCGCGCTGACAAAATGAAGATTACTATTAACGATCAGTTTGCTCACGGTGGGTGGTCTGAGTCGTTTAATGAATTTATTACTGATTTAGTAACTTACCCATGCGCTTTTCTTAAAGGGCCAGTAATACGCAGGCAGCGCCGTATTAAATACGATATGTCTGGGGAAAGTACGACAGTAGCAGCAGATGAAGTTATAGCGCCTGAGTTTGAGCGTGTAGATCCGTTTAATATATACCCTGAGCCAGGCGTATCTCATATAAACGAGGGGTATTTATTTGAGCACCATAAGCTTAGTAGATCTGATTTATCTGACCTTATCGGTCTACCTGGATATGATGAAGCAGCAATACGTGAGTTGCTTGATCTAGGAGCCAGTGACTATGGTAGTTGGATAACACAAGATTTTGAAGACACTAAAGATGAGGAAGAGCGTAAGTTTAATACGCATCGGCGTCCTACAAGTACGTATGACGCATTAGAGTTTTGGGGTAAAATAAGCGGTAAAATGCTTCTTGATTGGGGCATGGACGAAGAAAATGTACCAGATAAAACCAAAGAGTACGATGCTAATGTATGGGTTATAGGCAATTACGTTATCAAAGCTGTTTTAAATTACGACCCCTTAGGAGAAAAACCCTATGCTAAGACATCGTTTATTAAATGCCCTGGAGCATTTTGGGGTAAAGGTATACCAGAAATTATTGAAGATGTGCAGAATGTTTGTAACGCAGCTACAAGAGCGCTTGTTAATAACATGGGCATATCTAGTGGCCCTCAAGTCGAAGTTAATCTTGAACGTATCCCACCTAATGAAGACATTACGCAACTTCATCCTTGGAAAATTTGGCAAGTAACAAACGATCCTCTAGGAGCGAATGCTCCTGCTGTAAGGTTTACACAGCCTGAGGACAACGCAAATACCCTAGCCGCTATATATGATAAGTTTGCTAAGCTAGCAGACGATCATAGTGGTATTCCTTCTTATGTAACTGGAGATCTAAACGTTCAGGGTGCAGGTAGAACTGCTTCTGGGCTTTCTATGTTGATGGGGTCAGCAGGTAAAGGTATTCGGCAGATTGTAATGCATATTGATAATGATGTTATTAAACCAGTTATCCACAGGATATTCTTGTATAACATGCGTTATAATGATGACGAATCTATTAAGGGTGATTTAGCTGTTGTTCCAAAAGGCGCAGTTAACTTAGCAGTTAAAGAGACAGTTAATATCAGGCGTATTGAGTTTCTTAATGCTACTGGTAACGAGATTGATTCACAGATTATTGGGCAGGAAGGTCGCGCAGCTATCCTTAGAGAGGTTGCTAAAGGACTTCAGATGCCTGTGGATGACATTATACCATCCAGAGAGAAAGAAAGTTTTAAGACTAGAATCCTGAAAAACCAACAGCAGCAACAGGCAGCGCAGCAAGCACAGCAGCCACAGCAGGCGCAGGTAACTGATCCCGCTGGAAATCCTGCAGGTGGTATGGATGGAAACACAGTTATGAATAGATCAACAGGGGCTAGTCAATGATTAGACCTGACGAGAGAACACTTAAAGCTCTAGCAACAGTTGCCAACCAGTATCCAGAGATAGTACAATTTCTTGACACATGGCGGCAGCATGAGTTAGAAACTTTACCAAGTGTAACTAGTAACGTGACACTACAACAGGGGCGGTGTCAGGTTCTTGGTGAAATATCCAAGTTAGTTAATCAATCCCCTACTATAGCAGCAAAGACATAGTGTCAGCTGACTAACACGCATACCGTAAGGAGCGAAAAATGGCAATACCAAAGCAAGTTCAAAAACAGTCTGAGGCAGTACAAGAGTTGTACAAGGAGTTAAATGAGGACGAAGTTCAGGAGGCCCCTGCTGAGGAAGCAGTTGAGTCAGCCTCTGAGTCCGAACCCAATGCCGACAGTGTAGACGAAGTTGCGGCTACTCCTTCTGAAGAGCATTCAGGGGGAAACCAAGAAGATAGTACAAACTGGCAACAGAAGTACAGAACTCTTCAGGGTATGTATAATGCTGAAGTCCCACAGCTAAAGCAACAGTTGCAGGAACAAAGCGGTAAGATTAATCAATTTGAGAATCTGTTTGCTACTATGAATCAGCAACAGCAGGCTCAAGCTCAGGAAGCTCCAAAGGGTTTACTTACGGAGCAAGAAATTGAGGAGTATGATGAATCTATCGGAATTATGCGTAAAGTTACCCAGGAAGAGACAGGTAATTTGGGAAGAGAAGTTAGCGCTTTGAAAGCTCAGATTGCTCAGATGGCTCAGAATACTGTTCCTCAAGTACAGCAGCTTGCAGCGCAAGTTGGTAATACTCAGGAAGAGATGTTCTGGAATAAGTTATCTGCTGTTGTACCTAACTGGCAGGAGATTAATGCCAATGAGAATTTTCAAGATTGGTTGCTAGAGACTGACCCACTATCGGGTATAGCAAGGCAGGCATACTTGGATGATGCTCAGCGGAATTATGATGTCGATAGGATAGCTACGTTCTTTTCAACTTGGTCTGGCTTAAACGGTAATCAATCTGCTCACCAAGGTAAGTCTGCGAATCAAGACGAGCTAAATCAGCAAGTTGCTCCTAAAAGAAGCAGAAGCGCTGGTGCCGCACCTACTGGATCGAATAACAAACAATCATGGTCACAAGCCGATATTGGCGCGTTCTATGATGATATTCGTAAAGGTAAGTTCAAAGGTCGTGATGATGAGAGGGCTAAAATTGAACGTGACATCTTTGCCGCACAGGCAGAGGGTCGCATTACTTAAACGTGTTAGGAGGCCAAGATGGCATACGCAACATCCCCTGGGCACCCGCAGTATACTGGTAACTTTATTCCAGAAATCTGGTCGGGTAAGCTCATCGAGAATTTCTACGATGCAACAGTGCTCGCAGCAATCTCAAACACCGACTACGAAGGTGAGATTCGTAGCATGGGTGATACGGTTAATATCCGTACTACTCCTGAAATCACTATCCAGACCTATGTTAAAGGTCAGACACTTAATGTCGAGCAGCCAGATAAGCCTAAGTTGCAGCTGATGATCGACAAAGGTGAGTACTTTGCATGTATCGAAGACGATGTAGACGAAGTACAAGCTGACATCAACATGATGGATCAGTGGTCAAAAGACGCTTCAGAGCGCATGAAGATTAAGATTGACCAGCGTGTCTTAACTGATCTTCTTCCTGATGTGTCTGCAGACAACAAAGGTCAAACAGCTGGACGAATTTCTGGTGATATTGATCTTGGTGTAGCTGGTACTCCAGAAGCAATTACGTCTTCTAATGTTATTAGTAAGATTATTGATATGGGTACTGTGCTTGACGAAGCTAACGCTCCTGAAGGTGATCGCTTTCTAGTGATTCCTGCTAAGATGGCTGGCTTAATTAAGCAATCTGACCTCAAAGATGCGTCTATCACTGGCGATGGTAATACACCTCTCCGTAATGGACGTTTAGGTATGATTGATCGGTTTACAGTGTTTGTAAGCCACAATCTTTACAAGAACGGTTCTGAGTTCAGCGTTATCGGTGGACATAAGATGGGCTTCACATTTGCATCACAGATGACAAATATGGAAACTATTCGTTCTGAAACAACCTTTGGTAATATCATTCGTGGTCTTCAAGTTTACGGCTATAAAGTCGTTAAGCCTGAAGCTCTTGCCACAATGATTGTTACCCTGTAGTAGGAGGAAATCAGATATGGCTACATATACAGACTCACACGGCTTTAACAAAGGCAGTGCAGGTCATTCGGCTAAAGGTCTTACCCGATTGACTATGGAAGAAGTGACTCTTGATTTCGCTAAAATCACTACAGCTCGTACTACAGCAGGTGCTACGGCGCTTGCTGCTGGCGACATTATTGAAGTGATTTCAGTTCCAGCGGATTCATATGTCATGGCATGTGGTGCGGTTACTCAGACTGCTCAAGGTGCAGCGTCAACTTTCCATATTGGAGATGGCGCAGATCCTGACGGTTATGTTGCTAGCGGTAATGCTAACGTACTAGGGGGCACAGCTTCCAACGGTGCGCTACTGATCGCTAACAATGCGGGTAAATACTACGCAGCTGCGGACACGATTGATATTACAATCGGTGCTTCAGGTGCTAACCCGACTGCAGCTAAAATCAAAGTGTGGGCAATCATTGCTGATTGTGCATAAACGATTGGGGGGCGGGTCAGGTTTCGCACTGCGATGCCCCCCTCTTACTTGAGGTAAGCTATGGCAAAGATTGATAAATCTAAGATGGCTTGTAACAAGCCCAAGCGTCAGGTTTCGGGTGGTAAGAAATTTGTTGTTAAAGCATGCCAGAATGGCAAAGAAAAAGTCATTAGATTTGGCGATGCCAACATGAAAATTAAAAAGAACCAGCCAGGACGCAGAAAGAATTTTCGCGCTAGGCATGGTTGTGATAGCAGGCCACCGTCTAAGATGACAGCTAGATACTGGTCTTGTAAGAAATGGTGATGTTATGAGTAAAAAAGATGCTTGTTATCATAAGGTGAAAAGCCGCTACAAAGTTTGGCCAAGTGCCTATGCTTCAGGGGCTTTGGCTAAGTGCAGAAAAGTTGGAGCATCTAACTGGGGTAATTCTAAAGTTAAGAAGACTACCAGAAAGAAGAAGTAAGATGGCGGTCAGAAAAACAGCAGAAGGTGCAAAACTAAAGAGGTGGTTTAAAGAGAAGTGGGTTGACGTTCGTACGGGCAAACCTTGTGGCAGACGAAAGGGAGAGAGCCGAGCTTATCCTTATTGTCGCCCATCTAAGCGGGTGTCATCTAAGACGCCTAAAACTGCGTCAGAGATTTCAGCTTCAGAAAAGCGTAGTCGTCTTGCGCAGAAGAAAAGCTCAAAGCGTGTTAAAGCGGTTACATAGGAGTATAAAATGGCTTACGAACCTGGTGCAAAAGTTAAAGGGGTTAAACATACTAGCAAAGCCCCCAAGAAGAATATACAGACAGCATCAGCTATGGATGTAATTATTCAGATTGCCCCACACGCTGGGCAGATTGGTGAAGCTTTGATGTATGGAACGGGTGCGCTTGGCGCTGGTGCAACGGGCTATATGGGTAACAAGGCCAGAAAGCTTAGAAAAAAACATGACGCTGCGTATCATAAAGCGAAAAGTTAGGAGGACAGAATGGCTGGAAGATGGCTAAAAAATATAAAGGATGGTGAGATCTACGGGTGGAATGAAATTCTTGCCGATAATCCTATGTGTAAAGAAGTAACTGAGGAAGAAGCATTCCCAGAAAAATTTATGCCAAAGAAACAAAAAGGGCGTAAAGCAAAAGTAAACTTGGAAACTGAAGTTGTAGATGACACACCAAAAGTATCTGCAGAGTTAGAGGATGAGGCTACTAGGGGATTAAGTAGGGCTAGAGATGATAAAGGCCATTTCATAGCTGATGACCCTGATACGCCCGAGAATGAGGCATGGGTAGATGATTCTAAATGATGTTGTAGCAGAAGTTCGTAATATAATTCAGGATTCAGATTCAAACGCATATCGCTATACAGACGCTATGCTTCTTAAATTTGCAAATCAAACGCTGAAACGTGCGGCTATATTCAGACCTGATTTATTTGCGCTGCAGACAACTCTTACTTGTGCTGACGGTACAGTAGTACAATCAGCTCCTTCTGATTCTATAAGACTTATGGAGGTCTATTACAATACTAACGGGAATGGTATTATAGAAACCACCCGTGAAGTTTTAGATCAAGCATACCCCGCATGGATGACAGACAATGCGGCTAATACCATAAACTGGATTAGAAATATTCGTAATCCAAATAAATTTTTTATATACCCTAAAGCTCCAACTAGTCACCAGATTGAAATTGAGTACGCGCAGACTCCTCCAGATTATCTAGGTACTGCTACTGTAGCCCTCTTACCAGATGCTTATTTTCCTGCTATAATTGATGGTACAGTATTCTTAGCTGAGTCTATAGACAATGAGCATGTTAACTCAAATCGAGCTGCACTTTTCCAACAGTCTTTCTCACAAGCACTTGGTATATCATCGCAGACAAGGCAGATTACTGATACAGAAGGTGGTGGAATATCTGAAGAGGAGGTTGTCTAATGCCAACAAGATTCGACAGTTTAGTGACAAGGCTATCTCCAAGTGTCCCAGGTTGTCCACAGCCTGTAATAGAGCAGTATGTACGAGACTCTGCTATAGATGCATGTGAAAAAACTTTAGCGTATAGACATATTCAGAATAAGATACCACTAACAAACGGGGTGTATGATTATCCCTATGACCCCCCTACTAACACTGAGGTTCATGCGTTTCTTAGTGCTACTGTCGATGGCGCACGTATGAGAACTTTATCTCTGGAAGAGTTCCAGGATAGATTCCCCAAATGGCCTGACTCTGCTCCAGCTGATTATGGCGTTCCTACACATATATCACAGCTTGACGCTGATACATTTATTGTCGGGCCTACTCCAGATGCTGCAAAGACTTACGAGATACGTATGATAATCGCAGTCAAACCGTTGCGTACATCTGTAGAGATGGACACTACAGCTTTTGATGAACTAGAAAATATTATAATGCACGGGGCGCTTCAGAATTTATTGATTTTACCTGAGAGAACTTGGTCAGATAGAGAACTAGCAGCGTATCATGCTAAACAATTTTTACACAAGACAGCAGAACGTAGAGCTAGGGCTAACCTTGGTGCTGCTAGAAACTCGCTACGTGTTAAACCAGTGGCTTTTGGGTGAGGTGATTTATGGCAGATGTAATTAGATTAGTAAAAGGTAATTCTAAACCTGACATTGTAGCTACACTAACTGATGATACTACTGGATCTGCAATAGATCTTAGTTCAGGTACTACTACAGTTACAATAAAATTTAGGGCTGCTAACACTACTACTGTGCTTTCTACTATAAGCACTAGCAAAGTTGGCGGCGGTGCTACAGGGCAAGTACAGTTTGATTTTTCTGGGGGTGTACTTAACGTAAACCCTGGAATGTATGAGGGCGAAGTCAATATAGATTTTAACGGGGCTATACAGACAGTCTACGATCTTATGAAGTTTAGAGTGCGGGATAGCTTCTAATGGCTCGCATACGCGTAGAAGCCGCTGCTAAAGGTGCGTTGGCTCTGGGCGTATCGGCTAGTACGGCTAAAGCTGAGTATGATAATCCTGGGATAGTACTTAGAGCAGAACCACAAGACGGCGAAGTATTTATATCCGCGTCACCTATAATAACTGAGGTGATATATAGAGCTTCGTTTAATACACTAAACCACGAGATATTCCTTACTACTAAATCTATACCTGTAACTTTTATTCCAGCAGTCAATTTCTCTGTAGCGGATAGTACCCCACTATTTTCTATAGAGCCATTGTATATTGACACTGTGACTATTAACGAAGTACTAACGTTTGACGCAAGCGCTAGTCTAGTTGACACAGCTAGTATAGCTGACACCCCGTTTATTACTGTGAGCAGGCCACTAGCCGATTCTTTTGGTTTATCTGATGCGCAGTTGTTTAATGTCGGTATTAACCCACAAGACACAGCTAATATAGCTGATGACCTAACTTTCAGTGTGTCAGCTACAATGGCTACCGACTCAGTTAGTATGACTGATGTATTTGATTACACAAGGATTTTACCTACTTTAACACCGTCAGACAGTGTGTCAATTTCTCAAAATATAGTTTTACAAAGCAGTAAGCCCGTGGTAGATTCAATTAGTGCATCTGACAACACGTATGAGATAGGTGCATTCTTTGAGGGGGACGGCGGGTTATTTAATTCAGCGGGGCTAATCAGCGAAACGCCTCCTTTGAACAAAGAGTTCGCGTTGCAACTCTTTAGCACCTGACGGAGGTATACATGCTACAAGATGAAATTACAGTTAAAGGGCGGTTAAGCATAGTACTTATCGACCAGTTGGGGCTTGTAAAAGAAGAACACGATTTTGATAACCTAGTCGTAACCACGGGTAAGGGTTATATAGCGTCACGTATGAAAGATGCTACTGCTACTGCTATGAGTCATATGGCAGTGGGTACTGGTACTACAGCAGCTGATGTAGCGCAAACAGCCTTGGTTACAGAGGCTAATAGACAGGCGCTTACGAGCACAGCAGTATCAGGTGGTGATGTGACTTATTCAGCTACATTTGGTAACGGGCAAGGTACTGGCGCTTTAACAGAGGCGGCTATCCTCAACGCATCTAGCGGTGGTACTATGTTGTGCCGCACAGTATTTAGTGTGATTAACAAAGGTGCTAACGATACATTAGCAATTACATGGACAGTAACGGTGTCGTAAATGGCAAGCTACTCTGAAGTAAAAGTATCTAATAATAGTAAAGGCACCTTAGCAGGAGGTGTTTCTGCTAACCAAGGTACTTTATCTTTGTTAGGTGGTGAGGGGTCAAAGTTCCCCACTGTAACAAATGGTGAATATTTTTATATCACAGTTACTTCTTCAGCGCTTAGTACTAACACAGAAATTATGCGGGTTACTGATAGGATTGCGGATACGCTTACTGTTAAGCAAGCAAATGGGTCTGCTAGAAACCTCAATAATACATTTTCAGCTGGAGATTCTGTAGAGTTACGAACTACAGCTAACGCTGTCAACGATTTGTTTGATCTAGAAAACGTACTACCCGATGTTCCTACACAGCCTGATAGATTTGAATTTAGATCTACTACACCCTCGTTTACTGCTACAAAGTACATAGGGCCTAACGGTGTAGTTACTACAGGAGGTTTACCATCCAGCGTGGGAGGGCGTGATCGGGATATTAAATTCGCAATAAAATCCGATGGCACAAATGCTACTTACACAGCCCTTAACCCAGCCGATATATCTGACGATAACAACACTAGTACGGGGTTTTTAAGTATTCCTGTGCGAGGGCACTATGATTTATCACACATGCGTGGGACTACATTTGCCAGATATCTAAACGCTTCTACTAGTGTAAATGCTAGCGGTGGTTATGCAATGTCAACCGATATTGCTGACAAGTACGGAAATGCTGAAGGTCATGATATAGCTATACAAGAAGGTTCGTTAGTGTATCTAGCTAACGTATCTGATAATAATGATGAGTATGGTGCGTACGGAGAATGGGCCACAGCTGAAGTAATCGGGGCTGTTAGTGCGAGTCAAACACTGATTATTAATAATGTAAGACGCTTACTTAACATGAACCCAAGGGGCGGTGGCCCAGGTAGCTTTCTTACTTTTGATGGTTCTGAGTCAGCTGAAGATTACATTGGTAAATTTGTGTTTCCCCCTGCAGTAGATGCTAGCTTGGTAAATGTACCACCAGGGACACATGTAACAGGATGCCAGAAGACTGCGGGGCCACCATCTGGGAATGTCACATTAACACTAAATAATAATATAACTATCCCCAACGGAGTTAGGATACAATTCTATAACTCTAGGGTTACTCAACTCGGAGAAGAGTATAGCGCTTCTAGATTCGATGGTGTTTATTATAAGAGAGAAGCTACAGCACCTGCAGCTAGAACTATGAATAGCCAGACTGTAACTAATACAAAAGAAGACGCTTATATGCCCGTGTCAGGGCAAATTGCAAATGTATATGTAGCCACAGGACATAATCATTCAGGTTCGGGGCGGATTTCTAGTACACAATATTATTTTAACTACGCGACAAATGAAACAAATGGTGATTACCCAACAGCTGCTGGCGGTCATTTTGGTATAACTGTTAAACCATTAAGTGTAAATTCTGTGTTTACCATTAAACTTTATAGCACCGCTTACCAGGGTGCAAGTTATGCAGGATTAGGGTTTTATTGTGATTACATTGACGCTGATCCACAGCCAAATAATAGCAGAACATATAAAAATCCTTTAGATAATAGCGCAGCTAAAGCAGTGTTTTTAGTGGGTCGGCATATGCATATAGACAGGTTCAAGCAGCCTGAGTTTAACTCTAGTGTTAACAGTACTACACCACTTTCGAGTGCTGCCGAAGTATTTGGGTTTTCTAGAGGGCAGGTTACTCCTGGCACATGGCCTGACACCGATAGTACTGATACAGTTTTTGGCGTTACCCAGCAGCCTTTCACTGAAAACGGATCGACTGGAGATTACGTCACCCACAATGATGGCGATAACGTAGGCGGTGCTTCAGACGACAATAATTATCTTGCGGGACTGTGGCATCTTAACGCTCACGTACATAATGGTATTATGGGGGTACAATATTTTAGACCTGGGGTAACTGATAAAATAAGGTTTAGACTACAGCTTTATAGAGAAACTAACACTGGCACGGCATCTCTTCAATATCAACCTGGTAGTAGTACTGTAATGGTTGTGGAGGAATACGTGTACCCCTATGGGTCTTTTGGGTTTGATATTCCAGGTGGTCTTGATACTACCGCACATTGGAACGGGAATTTAGTATGACAAATTATCACGATATACAGTTTGCTAACAATGCTTATGGTACGTTGTCACAAGCCTACGCTACTACTGCTACCTCTATTGTATTAACTGCAGGTAACGGAGCTAGGTTTCCTACGCTTACAGGTAGTCAATATTTCTTTGCCACACTGCTGGATACATCAAATAATTTAGAGATAGTAAAAGTAACTGCTAGAAGTACTGACACATTAACTATTGTTAGAGCACAAGAAGGAACTACGGCTAGAGCTTTTAGCACCAATGACAGAGTTGAGCTACGAGTTACAGCTGGCGGGCTTATTATATTATCTGATCTAGATGAAATACTTCCTAGTCAGGCTGCTGCTAACGGGCAAGTACTGACAAGCACAAGTGGCGCTGCAGGATTTTCAGCCTTAGATGTTACTGATTTTTCTAGCCAAAATAACACTAACACTGGGTTTTTTAGTCTTCCGAAAGGTACTACAGCTCAAAGGCCAGTGTCACCTCAAACAGGCCACATACGATATAACACCGATCATTACGGAGGAGCTAGACCAGAGTTTTACGCTCAGAATAGTGAATGGCTACCACTTAACTCACCTATATTAAATAAATATGTAGTGTGCGCTTCAGCCAGTGCTTCAGGGGAAGCTGGTAATAATAATGGTAAGTTTCCTACAACTGGCCAAACGTGGACTACCGCAGGGTTTACAACAAATGAGTTTTCGCTAACCCCTGTAAATAACGGAACACATAATATTTTAGCAGTAATTCTTAAGCCTATGTCTGATGAAAGCGTATTCCTTATAGAAGTATCAGGAACTTTTTATAGTAGTTCAGGTTATAGTTACGCTACGATTGGAAGAAGTACGGCTACTACTACAGCGGGTACAACAGCATCAGCGACTACAAAAAATGTTGGGCATATTAGACGCGGGGGCGATGGTACAAGCAATGACGAAGCTGATGCTATAGCTTCTTGGAACAGCGCTGCTCATGTTCACACAGGTGGGTTTGCTACCTATGATACACCAAGTACAACAGATTTTGTAAGGTATTGTATACATTTTACTATATCATCAAACCATAACATGTATTTACCTTTTGGTGGTGTAGCTACTATGACTGTGACAGAATTAGATGGTACGGGCACTACTAAAGTGGCTACTGACGCCCCGTTGGAGGTAAATAGCTAATGGTAGCTGTAGCTTCAAATAGTTCTAAGAGCACGTTGACAGGTGGTATAAACACTACAGATACTACTATAAACCTTACCTCAGGCGAGGGAGCGTTATTTCCAGCTGTGACAAGCTCTGGCACAGATTACTTTTACATTACACTTATTGACACAGCGTTAAACACAGAGATTGTAAAATGTACTAATAGGTCTGCTGATGCTTTGACTATTGTGCGGGCGCAAGATGGCACTACAGCTAGAGCGTTTAGTACTGGTGATAGAGTAGAGATGCGAGTTGTAGCAGCTCTTATAAATGATCTGTTCACACAGACTCAAGGCGGCGGTGGGCAGCGTATAGAATACTATGGGTTTTACGTAGACGGTGACGACTTAAAAATTGATTACACAGCTTCTGGCAGCACAGATAATTATGTAGATTCAGATTACCCAGCAACTCTGTTTGTACCTGGGGATATGCAGGTAAGTATAAACACTAGCGGGCATCTAATATTAACAACGAGTTAGGGTGAAGTTATGGCAACAATAGATGTAGGAAAAATTAAGTTTACTTGGAAAGGGGCGTTTGCCACAGGTACAACTTATGAAAAAGATGATGTTGTTAGCTACGCAAGTTCCTCTTGGGTTTACGTAAATGCTGCGGCAAAGACAGGCACGGCAGCTGGTGCGCCTACTAATGCTAACTCAGCACATTGGAATGTCATGGCCGCAGGGTCTAACCCACTAACTACGCAAGGTGATATACTTACACATGATGGTAATGGCACTGTTAGATTAGCTAGGGGTAATGCTGGACAAGTACTTACAGTAAGCGGCAACGATGTTGTATTTGGTAACGTACAACAAACTAATGTTCAGTCTGATAAGTACTTACTACCTAACTATGATCAAGTTGTAGCTCATAACGCCAGTAACACATACGGAGCTTCTGGTTCCAGGGCTTGGTTAGCAGACTATGCTAATAACTGGGTTCCTGAGTGCGGAATACCTAATCCCGCTATGGGGCCAGTTATGTTCCCTAGCAATCATATATACGGAAAATATAGAAGTACTGTATATCTAAATCAGAACCATGAAGTTGTAACATGGGGTTTTGATGAATATTTTTTTGGAGGCGCAAGCGCAGGTAATAAAGGTAAAACTGGTACTAGTGTCCCAATATTTCATGAGTATGGTGGTTTAGCTGATGGTGAATATTTTGTAAGACTTTGGTGTACAGGTGGTGTGTTAGCTTGCCTTACAAATAAAGGGTCATTGTTTATGGCAGGCTATAATGGCTATGGACAACTTGGCACAGGCAACACAACTCATTATTACGGGCTTGTTAAAGTCCCATGCTTCGGGCCAGGAAAGACACATAACAATCTAGGTACAAGAATCGTTGGGTTCCATTTATCTGACGGTGGGGATGGGTATCGTAACTACAATAGATGTTTTGCTATTGATGAAAACCTTAGACTATTCGCTTGGGGATATGGTGCTAGTAATGGGTTAGGTACAGGTAGCACCGCTAACCAATCACGCCCACAGCTCATTGATCAAGTTGATGATGTTATGATGGTGCAAAGTGGGTATCAATCTTCCGCTATTGTAGACACAGACAGGAAATTGTATTTTACAGGGTCTAATGGTCACGGGCATTTTGGTGATGGATCTACAACATCTAGATCAGTATTCACACAAACCACAGCAGCGTCTGACGTTTACCAATTTAACATTATTACAGCTGTTTACTACACAACTTCTTGGACATGGGACGGCACCAGCCATTATTTAAATACAAGTGGTGAGCTGTATGGCGCTGGAGAAAACGGCAATGGGCAAGTAGGTGATGGCACCACTACAGATAAAAATGGGTTTACCAGAGCTGGGTCTTCTATAACTTTTTCTAGTTTTTATTACACAGGTAACTCTAGGGATCTTAGTTGCGCTGGTATAGGAGGAACTCCAGGTGGCATGCTTACCTCTGGCGCTCAAGTCTATACGTGGGGTTATAACGCTACAGGCGCTTGCGGCAACGGAACTACCACTACCGTAAATTCTCCTTCTGGCCCTGGCACGGCTACACTATATACTAATACTTGTTCATCTACTGATTGTGAGGGTGCTCCTACTTCTACAGCAGTTGCGTTTCCACAGACTAATATCTTACAGGTATGGCCTGCTAAAGGTATTAATGGACAAAATACAGGCCAGTGGTACATGCGAGACGGAGACGGTAGGATTTGGAAATTTGGCTATAACTCAAACACTGAGTACTACAGAAATTTAACAGCTAATATTGTACTAAACAAGCCTCGGTTGGATGCAGCCCCGTGGAATACCACTGAAAGTTTTTCAGCTGATCATTTTTGGTCGGGGCAAGTTTCTCGTAAAGTTATTGCTTTCCAAGGTGTTGGGTATTCGTACAGCAGTGCGGGCACTCAATATGCTTACATGTCCGATGGTACAATATTTGGTATAGGTTACAATGCACAAGGTCAGTTAGATGAGGATGATGCGTTTACAGGGACTTGGACGCAGATTAACTAGGAGGTTTTATGGCACAAAAATTATATAAATGGACAGGTGATATTACCAGCCCAGAGTCTTGGGATAGTGCTTTGCCAGCCCCCGAATGGTACGGGGTAGACGATAATGGTGTGTCTTACGCTCTTTTAGATACAGCTTTTGCTGCTGATTGTACCGCTACCGATTTGGCTGTTACCACAGCTACAACGGCTAAAGACTGGGTTAAGAAAAACTCACCTCAAGCTAACACCATTGATAACGACTGTTTAGAAAAAATACGAGAGTCTTACACTATTAACGATGAGTTAAAAGCACACAGGACAAATGATACGGAAGTATTAAATGCTATAGGTGCTATCGTTACAACACATCAAGCTCTTAAGAACGCATTGGTAGGTGATTGATGGCTAGAGCAGCTGAAGTAGAAAAAGATTTAGCAACTCATGAAGCAGTGTGTGCTGAGCGTTATGATATGATTTTATTTAGGATCAACCGACTAGAACGTATTCTGGTCGCTTGTGCAGGGATCTTGATCGTGGGGTCAGGATCAGTATTAACAGCAGTACTTTTCAGATTAGGAGGATAAGATGCCAAACGTAGCAGGAAAAAAGTATGCCTATACTAAAAAAGGCAAGGAAGCTGCAGCAAAAGCTAAAGCTGAGTTAGCAAAAAAGAAAAAGAAAAAGAAAAAGACAAAGAAGACAAAATAATGGAACCTATTAGCACTGCATTAGCTGGTATAGCGCTTGTGAAAGCAAGCGTGGATGGTATCAAAAGTGCCATAGGCAGTGCTAATGATATAGGCGAAATAGCTGGGTATGTAGATAAATTATTGCAAGGCCGAGATCAAGCTAACGCAGATAAAAGGAAAGCTAGTAGCGATCCTTTTAGTATAAAAAGCATTGCAGAAGAGACTATAAATGCGAAGCTAGCTGAAGAACACCTTGATGAGATGCGTCAGCTTATTGACCATAGGTTTGGGTTTGGTACTTGGTCTTCTATAATAGCGGAAAGGGCGAAAAGAATACAGGAAGCGAAAGAAGCAGAAAAAGAGGTACAACGCCAACGCATGAAACAACGCGAAGAAATAACAGAGACTGTCACTATTGGCGGTACTGTTATGATAGGAATAGTTGCTGCGGTTGTTGGTGTGTATTTCTTCTTTAGGAGTATGTTTAGATGACTCAGAAAAAATTGCAGAAAGAATCTAAATACGCTGAGTATGATGAAGACGGTGACGGCATTGTAAGTGACGCAGAATTATCTCACGTAAAGGCTATTAAAGAAACTGAAACAGCATTACGGAAAAACGTAGCGCAGTTGCGTATGGCAAGATTTACACTTATTGCTATGGGCGCATTTACTGCAGCCATGTTTTTCGTACCTTTGGAAAGAGTACAAGCTCTCTCAGATATAAGTAACCTTTTCTATATATCAGGCGCTGGTATTGTAGGCGCATATATGGGAACTACAGCATGGATGGCTAGAAAATGATACAAGCATTAATAGGGCCGATTGCGTCACTAGCTGGTAGCTGGATGGAATCCAAGGTTGAGCAAACTAAAGCCAAAGGTAAAGTTGCTCAAGCTAAAGCAGAGGCAGAAGCTGAAGTAATGAAAGTGGCGGCTACTCATGAAGCTGGTTGGGAAAAGATTATGGCTAAGTCCAGCGATAATAGCTGGAAAGACGAAGCTTGGACTATTTTGTTTATAGCTATAATTGCTATGTGCTTCATTCCCTTTACTCAGCCTTATGTTGAGCGTGGTTTTGAGGCTTTGGATGGTACACCTGACTGGTTTCAGTACGCAGTTTACGCTTCAATAGCTGCGAGCTTTGGACTACGCGGTTTAAAAGGAATTAAGAAATGAGTTATGTATTATCAGAACGTAGCCTTGGAAGGCTTGAAGGTGTAGATAGCACACTGGCTAAAGTTGTTAAATCGGCTATTGACTACACAAAGGTTGACTTCGGCGTAACCTGTGGGCTCAGAACTGTGGACGAACAGAGAGAGCTGGTGGAGTCAGGCGCGTCACAGACAATGAATAGCAAACACCTTGATGGTAATGCTGTAGATCTTGTTGCATATGTAGGCCCCAAAATAAGTTGGGAGTTGAATGTTTATGACGATGTTGCCGAGGCTATGAAAACAGCAGCTATGGAACATGACCTGTCAATACGTTGGGGTGCAGCATGGCATGTAGAAGATATACGAGATTGGGGCGGAACTATGGAAGAGCTTATGCTTGCGTATATTGATTTGCGTAGGCGTCAAGGTAAACGCCCGTTTATAGATGCTCCACATTTTGAGGTGACATAATGGCGTCAGTTAAGTTATTAAAATTCCTAGGCGAAGCACCCAGAATAACTACAGAGTTGTTGCCTGATGGCGCAGCTCAAACTGCCTACAATGCTAAGCTGTATTCAGGAGATTTAATACCTTACAGAAAGCCTGTACTAGATTCTAATATAGGACGAACTGGTACAGTCAAAACTTTATACCCGCTTACTGACCCCAGTACTTCAGATGTAAAATGGCTTTCTTGGACTACCAGTGTAGATGTTGTTAAGGCGTCACAAGGTGATGCGTTTGAGGAAGATGAGCAGCGGTTTTATTATACGGGTGATGGCCCACCGAAAGTATCCACTTTTGAATTAGCTGTGTCTGGTGCAGCTCCGTATCCCACAGCTAACGGGTACTACCAACTGGGCTTACCGTTACCAGATGTTAAACCTAATACATCGGTTACACCGTTTACCACACTTGATACAGCGTCTTTCGCAAGAGATTCATCTAATCAAGCTACTGTTGTGACTAATGGGAATCATAACATTAAGACTGGCAACATTATAACTGTACGTGATTTTACAGGTACTACTCCAGAAACGTTTAATTCTACTAACGTAACAGCCACAAAACTTAGTGACACAAGCCTTCAGTATTTTAATACAGGTGATAACACCGCATCTACAGCTGATACAAATGGTAAAGTTGATCTCGCTGGTACTACTCAATCACGCAATTATATCTACACTTGGATCACACCTTGGGGTGAAGAGTCTATACCCTCTGAACCGTCAGACAGTGATTTTATTAAAGAGGGGCAGGTTGTAACGCTTACGAATTTGCCTACAGCGCCACCTGCTGTTCCCACTTATAACTTTATACGAGGTATGAGGCTATATCGTACAATACCTACAGCATCAGGAACAGCCTACTATAAGCTTACTGATGCTTGGTATCCTGTTAGCTTAGCTACTGTAGCTAGGACAAACAACATAGCCACAGTTGAGTTTTCTGATTACCACAACTTAGCTGAGGGTGACAGATTTAAAATATCGGGGTGTACAGATTCTTCTTTTAACATAACAGACGGTATTGTGCTTTCTGTTACTGGACACAAAACTATTACATATGCAGATTCTGGAGCCGACAAAGTTACTACGGTTGATACTGCAGGTAAACGGTATTTTGATGTTGCTGAGTCACAAGATGAAGATGCTAGATATTTTGGAGATCCAGCTTTAAGTGATCCTTTTCATTTTGTAGATGATTTCTTGTTCAGCAATCTTTCAACAATATTAGGTAGCGCTGATAACGATGCACCGCCTGAGAATATGCAAGGCTTAGCTCTTGCTGCAAACGGTGTGTTCGTTGGATTCTTTGGAAACCAAGTTTGTTTCTCCCTACCGTACCAGCCGTACGCATGGCCTGCAAAATTTAGGCTAACTACAGAGTATAACATTGTAGCGCTAGGGGTAGCCTCTGGATTTATTGTGGCTTTAACTGAAGAGTACGCCTATCAGATTACGGGTAGTACACCGCAAAATATGGACATCGCTAGAATTGATACACCATATCCATGCCTATCAAAAGACTCAGTAGTTAATATGGGATTTGGTGTTATGTACGCTACGTATGCGGGTATGGCTGTGTATAACCCAGCTGCAGGGCTAGATTTGATTACCAAATTTGTTCACGATTGGGATACATGGAATGATACAGTTGACCCTAAAACTGTAGTAGGTGCTTATTATAACGGCAAATACTTTGGATCACACTCATCAGGGTCTTTTATCTTTGAACAAGACCAACGGATTGGCGGGTATTTTGTATCTGTAGATTATACATTTACTGCGGCTTACGCAGACCCCGACACTAATAATTTCTATTTTGTATCTGGGCAGCAAGGGGATTTGTTTGAGTGGGATAAAGGTACTGAACCGCTTGCCCCGCTAGAGTGGAAGTCAAAAACAATCACAACAAAAGATTACCTTAATCTTGGGGCGGCTAGGGTTATTGCTGATTACGCGACACCTGATTCTCAAACTAATGCTTTAATCGGTGTAAATGCGCAAGTGCCAGTGACAAACACCACAATATGGGCGAACAATGCAGAGATAGGTACAGTCAATGGGCCTACTGCAAATGCTAATAATGCTACGGTACTAGAGCTTGATACGCTAAACTCAGCGCCTATACATGAAGATAACTTGACATCATATTTGCAAGACATCCCTGGAGCATTACCTGTTACCTTTAGATTTTGGGTTGACAAGGTGTTAGTTTACGAAAACACAATAACATCTGACAGCATATTTAGATTGCCTACAGGTTACAGAAGTGATACATTTGAAGTGGGAGTGGCTGGCTCAGCTAGGATAAGAAGTATACACTTAGGTGAGACGCCATTCGGATTGAGGGCATCATAGATGGCAACACGTTACGCTGCAGTACCTGCTGTACCACAAGGGCAACTTTCTGGAGGGGCCACCATAGTATTGGTGACTGCGCTAAAAGAAAATGTTGAGTTACTTTGCGGTACCCGTGGTGAAGATGATCTTGCTAGTAAAGCTGTGGCGATTGATCAGATAAAACTAAACACACTTAGTAATCAAGATGCACTAGCAGTAAATGCTAAAGGCACTGGCAATACTATTTCGGGTACAAATGTTCCTAACTATGACGACTATGTAAAGTTAATAAACGATGTTCAGACATTGATGAATGATGTGTTCGCAACTAGAGAAGCATTGAACACACTAATAGCGCAGTTAAAAGGTAGAGGATAGGAGGAAGTAATGAGTTTTTTTAGGAGACGGCGCCGTGGTGGCGGGCAGAACCAGCAATCCGCTGGTCTAAATACACAGTCCACAACCGCAGGAGGCACTCAGATACGCACTCCTCAACGGGGTATGATACAGGCAGCGCCTTCTAGTTTATCGCAGCCCACTGGTACTACAGCAGCTACGGCTCAAATATCAAGACCAGCCTCCGCTGGTAGACCTTTAGGTGCGCAAGCACCAAACCTAGGGCCTTCACTAGATGTACCACCAGCGCTAAAGAATCTTATCCAAGGTGGCAACCTACCTATGGTAAATATGCAGGCTGTTAATAGACCTATTCCTACAGGTACAGGCACTGGTAATAAAGCAGTCCCAGCTTTGGACTATCGTTTTCAGCCATATGCTTTTGAAGAGGGCGGCATGGTTGGCCCAGGAGGTATGCCGATACAGCAAGGTATGCCACAGCCTCAAAACACAGCTCCTATGAGTGCTGAAGATATGGACGGAGAAATGGCTCGTACTGTCCAAAACAATCCTCAGGCTATTCAACAGTTAGCTGGTGAGTTACAGAACGCTATAGCATCTGGTGAGATTAACGCTGATCAAGTAAACATGGGATTACAGCTGGCAATGTCAGCCGTGCAAGATCCTAGTGTGTATCCTCAGCTGCGGCAGTATGCGCTCCAACAAGGGTTGGCGGAACAAGAAGATCTGCCTATGGAGTATGATGAGGGGCTTGCGTTTGTAATTATACTTGCATGTAAACTTGCGTTAGGTATGGAAGTTCCAGGGATGGGGCAACCTATGCAGCAGGGTATGCCTAGTATGAGAAGCGGCGGTGCATTACCAGAAAACAGTCCTAACCCAGGCGGTGGAATACCCATTATGGCCCACGAAGGTGAGTATGTAATACCTAAAGAAGTTGTAGCTAGAAAAGGCACAGAATTTTTTGATAAACTAACGCAGGCAAACAATGGTTCAAAAGTCAGCTAACATAATAGAGTTTCCAGAAAACTCATTTGAGCCTTTGCTTCTTAGTACTAGGGAGCAATTTGATATATATTGGGCGTATGCTGAACCGTATATCAAAGACTGCCTTGATAAAACTACGCACGGCGAAATAGAAACACATCATATATATGAACGTGCATTAGCTGCGCAGATGTACATAATCATAGTTAAATCAGACGCAGGCCCAGAACCCAAAGTTAAATTGGTGCTAGTGTTTGAACCTAGGGTATACCCAAATCTTTCAGCATTAAATCTATTAGCTCTAGGCGGCTCTGACCTTATGTCTCTATCTGGTAAATACTGGGAAAAACTACTAGGTTGGGCGTATATGAATAATGTGAGGGCCATAGAGGGGTTAGTGTGTAACCCAGCTATGGAACGTGTTATTAAAAGATTAGGGTTTAAGCCAGTATACACCCACATGAGATTAGATTTAACGGAGGCCCAAGATGAGACAAATTGATTATGTTAGCACTACAGCTTTAACACCCATTGAACCATATACAGAACATGGAGGCGGGGGTTTTAAAAAACTTGTGGCTGTTGCAGCAATGGTTGCAATACCAATCGCGGCTCCTGCAATCGCAGGCTCTATTGGGTTGTCAACAGCAATTGGTTCTGTAATGGCCTCGGGCTTGGTTGGTGCAGGACTAGGTGCGGCAGTCGGGTCATACACTGGACAAGGCATGAAAGCAGGTGCGTTAATGGGCGCACTTAGTGGGGGCTTGGCGGGCTACTCCAACCCAGGAACATCTGCAGGCGGTGTTGAAAACCAAGCATTCTCTGGTGAGTCTTTCCGCCCTGATGCATACCAAAACAGTGTGTACGCAGATGCCTATGGCCCAGGTGCTATTGATCCCGTGTCAGGGAACTATGTAACAGATGCGTCAGTGAATCAACAACAGGCATCTACTTTTGTTGGCGGCGGTGACACTACAGCAAACTCTCTTAATAATACTAGAGTTGACGGTCTGGGGGCCTCGCAAAACACTGTAACAACAAATGCTACCGCAAACCAAGGCGGTATAATACAAGCAAATTATCCTGGCGGCAGCTTGCCCCAACCACCTAATGCTAATACTTTTACGGCAGCTACTGCACCAGGTGTGTCAACACCTCTGCCAAGACCAAGTTATGAAACAATGCTTGATGCTGGATATTCACCAGCGCAACTTAAAAATTATGCAGGTTCCCCAAATACGCCAATGTTTGGTGACAACGTGTTTGGTAACACTATGTCCGAAATTGGTAATAGGTTTACTGACCCAACTAAGTTAGCAGATGTGTCTATTCAGGCGGGTATTAACCTAATTGGTGCTGAGATTATGGGCGTAGGCAAAATGTCTGACGAAGAAAAAGAACTTCTAGCAATGCAAAAGCAGCAGATGGAAGATCTTAAAGCTAAAGATGAAAAGGCATATAACTTTGCTATGGCGCAAGCTAAAAAGTTTTTAAAGCTGGGCGATGATTTTGACCCACAGCAGATTGCTAGACAGGCTTATGGCAAAGCTGCGTCAAGAGCAGGACTAGCCAAGCGTGATGCGTTACGCAAGATTAATCCAAGTAACAGCGCATTGAGAGCTGCAGAAGAAAGACGGTTTGATCTTGGTACTGCTGCCAATACAGGCTCAGCTTACGACAGGGGCATGATCCAAGGTCTTAATCAGCAAGCTAATTATCTAAACAAAGCCTCAGCTGCGTATCCGTCATCGGGTGGTAGCTATAGTTCTGCACTAACTGGTCTTCAGCAGACGTACGCCAATCTGGCCCAGAAAAAGTCAAACGCTCAAAAGGGTGTTAACCAGATGTTTGGTTCATTTGGACTAGCAAGCGGAGATGGTAATGATGATTATCGTGCAGGGCTAAGAGACGCATTCGGTTCATTCTATTCTTAGGGGGTAAACATGGCACTACTAGATTTTCTGGCCTCTGCCTTACCCGTAGATGCTAACGCACAAAGCGGCTTTACTCAGGGTGCGCAGGATTATATGACGCGAAGACGGGCTGGGCTTGAGAACCAGCGTCTGAATCGTGAAGAAAATTTCCGTAAAATGGAAATGAACCGTGCTGTTCCTGCGTATGATGTAAACGCATTTGGAGATCGTATTGATACAGGATTGGCCACTTCGCCGGGAGGCCTTAATACAGAGACTGCGCCTGCACCGCTGCAGAAACCAATACCAAATACTACACCAGCACCAGAAGTGGGATTGGATGGTACAAGTGTATTAGCACCAAAAGATGGCGGCGTTATAGAACAAGGTACACTCGTACCTACAGAAGAAACAGACTTAACATACCCTGCTGTTGACCCAGACAAAACGGGTCTACCTGATGCTAGTATGGGTGCAGGGTACAAAGAAGCTAGAATTGCTGAGAATTTACGCAGGCGTAAGATAAATTCTGAAGTCATGTCAGCTTTGAAGAATAACCAGACAGGGTTTATCTTTAGTGATTTACGGAAATTTTATACTAGCAAAGAGTTTCAAGATTTTATTTACCAAAACCCACAGTTTTTAGATGAGATAAAAGAAGACCCCGAAGGTTTTGCGGATCGCTATCAAGCTGAACGTCCATCTAGGGTATCAAATGAAGTAACACAGCAATCTACAGCACGTACTGATACTCTTATTGCTTCACGTAAGAAAAGATTAGCAGATGATGTTTTGTATAAAAAACAAGCAGCTGAGATTATAAGAGCAGCTAATGATATGGGTGTTGACCCTATTGCTGCGCTGGCAATAGCGGGTATTGAATCTGACTTTGGCGCTAATACAGGCAAGTCAGCCAAAGGTGCTAGGGGTGCTATGCAGGTTATGCCTGCTCAAGCTAAAAATCTAAAAAAATGGTTTGGTGATCCAGCTAACAGAGCAAAGATTGAAGCTGCGTTTACTTTGGGTGGGCAAGTCAACAAACAACAAGTTGACTATATTCTACGTAAGATAGGTACATCTAGAGACAACTCAATAGAAATGGGTATGGCCCAGTTGATATATAACAAAGCTATTGGGCTTGATAAAAACCTTTGGGGTGCAGGCTATCAAGGTAATGCAAATAGTGTTTTAGCTGGTGGTAAACCAACTCTTAACGATGATGGCAACATCAGCAACAGCGACTACAACCGTGCATACGTTGATTTGTATAACGACATCATAACCAATCACGGTGCTAAATTAGCCCAAACATACGGAAACTTAGCCACTCTGGATCTTGCTCAGATACAAGGTACAGGTGTAGGTAAACCACTGCTTAAACAATCACCGATTACTAATCGCCCAGTTATTGTTAAGAAAACTGACCCTGACGTAACTACTAGAGTTGCTCAAGGTACTCTTACAGGCGGTACTGATGGCTTTGACGCTGATTTAGCGGATACCACTGGTGCAATGGTGGATAACACTGGTAGGTCTATGGATGTTAACCCACAAGGAGTGACAGACTCAGGGGGTGGACTAAAGAAAGATGGCGGTGGTTCTACAGATAAGATTCTTAAGAAGCCTGAAGATGCTCCTAAGTTAATTACAAAGCTGGCTAAAAATCCAGATCAACTTGGGTTTGAATTTAGCGAGGCTCTAAAGATACGGAACGTTATAGCACAGCGTACAGAAAATATGCGCAGGGCTGGTATGACAGGTATCAACAGACCAGAGTATGCCAAGGGTATTGCTGATATTATGGTGCTTGATTCATCTCTGTACGTTATGCAGGCTTATGATGCACTAAATCAATTTGGTAACTCAGGTAATCCAGACAGACTAAACTCTGTGATTGATGCTTTTTCTGGGGGTACTGCGCGAATCCAAGCTAGAACAGATGGTAAGTTTGATTTTATTCGCCCCGATGGCTCACCTATTGAAGGCCTAACTGGCCTTGATAAGAACGGTGTTGAGCTTAACTCTCGTACAATATTTGATTCTAAGTATAGAGCGTCTATTGAGGCAGCAGTGACTGCTAAGAATCAGGCTATGTTTGAGTCTCAGTTAAAACAACAAGAAGAGCAGAGCAAAATACTTACAAAAGGTCAGATGGATATAATGTTGGAGCGCGTGAAAGGCCTAGGCTACGAAACAACAACAACGACTGATGGCGAGAAACTGCTAATTACTAAAGACGGTAAACCTTACCAATCTTACTCAAGAGAATATGTTGAGGTAGAGGGCCCTGATGGCAATACAATGGAGGTGCAAACTTTTGTACTAGACACTGATGTCACTCAGTTTAATATGGGTGTGGGTAATGCGTACTTGGATCAAGTTTCAAAAATAGGTAAGGGTCAATGATATGGGTCTTGAGGATCTAAATCCCTACGGGAAAGCAGGCCTGCAATCATTCCAATCAAGAACTATGGATTCAATGGACGCTAGCCCTGACATAGCTAGAGTCACAGACAACTATTCTATATATGGGATGGATCAAATGTCAGCCCCAAACATGGCTGATGTTGCTGCGTTTGGAGAATCATTATACGCAGAGCCTGATATTCAGCAACCTAGCGTAGGATTTAATAAGGCTACAAACCAAGTATTTGTTAATGGCCTTATGTTTGATGCTGATGATTATCAGACTGCAGACCGATCTGCCAGTGAAGAGATCCTGACTAGAACACCCACAGGTTTACCAGATGGATTCAGTCAAATGACTCCACAGATGTATGGCAAATACATCGAAGGCATAAGAGACCCAGGTAAACTACGTCTAATGGGCGAAAATATTAGCATTGGTGCTGATAACTTTCAGATGTTATTTGGTGCTGGGGCGGCGTACCTTGGTGATGCACTTGGTTCTGAGGCTATTAGTGGTTACGGGCGTGATGTTATTGAGCAACAACAAGAAGATCTAAGGCGACAAGAACCGTTCCAGCGTACGTTTACAGATGATGTATTAGCAGAAGGTGAAGTTACAGACTGGTTCTTAGCAAACTTAGCACAACAAGGGCCAAACTTACTTGAATCTATAGCTGCGTTTTTTGTTGGTGGCCTTGTTGCTACTGGCTCTACAGGTAATCCTGTCACTGGTGCTATGGGTGGTATAGCTGCGGCATTTGGTAAGACGGCATTTAAGAAAAAACTTATGGATGCTGTTGTCAAGAAGCGGGCGGGTGAGGCTTTATCTAACGCAGAGAAAAAACTTATTGCAGGTACAGGGGCAGTAATCGCTGGGTCACTAAATAACTTTAGAACTGGTGTTAGCGATATATATCTTGAAATGCTTGAGAACGCAGAAGGAGAAGTTCCAGGTACAGCACAACGTCTTACTGCGTTAGCTGGAGGTATACCGTACGCTGCGGCTGAGACTTTCTCAGAGTATTTTGTAGCCAGTAAATTTTTTAATCCGTCTGCCACAGCTAGTATGCTTAAGCGTGTGGCGAAAGCAACAGGCACAGGTGCAGTTGCAGAAGGTATAACAGAAGGTTTTCAAGAATCTACTGTTATTGGTCTGGATGCTGCTACATCTGACCGAGAAGCGTTTACAGTAGATAACGGTATACGCCTTATCAACTCTATAGCTGCGGGTGCCGCAGTTGGTGGCCCAATCTCTGGGTTAAGTGGACTACGCAAAGGGCAAGAGGCTGACCTGCTTAACCCTGAGGAGCCACAGCAGGGTGGCGCATTAGTCCCTACAGATCCTGTAGAACCTACGCCTATGGGAGGAGGCCCAACAGATCCAGCGTTTACTATAACTCCAGTTAATCAATTAGAGTTTCAAGAGCCTACACTAGAAGACAATAGACCTTTTGCTGTAGCTACTATCGAAGATCCTGACTTTACTGTTAATCCTGAAGGGGTAGTTGATCCTAACCCACAGGTATTTGATCCTATGGATCAGCCTGTCAGCATTGAAGGTGCGTTTATTCCAGGGACTGAACAGCAACCACAAGGTGCATTAAACGTAACACCTCCAGTTACCACATTAAATGAAGTCAACCAAAACTTTGGTACACCTATATCTGATTCAACTGCTGTTGTACCTACACCAATGCCACCAGGTAGACCACCTGCACCAGACCCAAACCAACTGGATTTAGCGCTTGATGTTGAGCCAGAGACAGTAACAACCCCACCACCTAGGGAGGTACAACTACCTCTATTTACACCACAGGAAGCGCCAAAGCAGAAGCCTCCTGCTAAGCCACTGACTGATAACATACCACAACCAGAGACAGAGTTTGCTCCGTCCACATCGCCACAGCTTGAGAACAGGCGAAATAAAAAAGACATAGCTGCTACTGTTAAAAGTAAGCAGCAAATTTCAGGTGGTAAACAAGAGGACAACATTGTTGATCCTGACAAACGGCAAAAGAAATTTGATACTATCAACTACACCCAGGGTGTACGGTTGAACTTGCTACCTCAATTTGTTCTAGATAGATATGCTGAAGCTATTAAAAAGATAAAAGTAGCTAGGAACTTTACTAACTTTACAGGTGCACACCACAACGGTGGTATAGTTCTAGCTGGTAAATATACTTCTGCACAGCCTGTGTTCCCCAATATAGTTGCGCATGAGTTAGGGCATGCATCACACTCATTATTAGCTGGTGAGATTAACGATAATCCTGCTGTGCTGGCAGAGTTGCAAGCCATAGAAAACCTGCTGTATCCAGACTTACGAGCCACAGTATTACAAGCTATTGCCGATGGTAAGAAACTAGACAACGAATTTTTTAACTATCTGCTGTCACCAGAAGAGCTTATCGCTGAGTTCAACGTACTTAGGTTGGCTAACCCAGAGCAGGCATCTCAGGTAGCACCAAATCTTTCTGCATTGCTAGAGTCAGTAGAGCAAGCACCTGATCTAGTCGTTGATCGTAAAACATTCCCCATTGGTATTGGTAGGATTGTAACAAAAGCAACTGAATATTTTGATGGTGACTTCACTACTATAAATGCCCCTATAAAAAGAGCACAAGATCGTGCAGTAAAAGCACAAACTAAAGCAGACAAACTAAAGAAAGGGGCGAAGAAGGAGGAGCCAGATGCCGTTCAAGAGCCAGAGCCAACGCAGGTGGATGCACAAGAACAAACCCAAGATGGCGAAAGAGTGGGAGAAGAAGTACAAGAAACCCCCAGGGTACGTACTAAAAACAAAAGCCTCAAAAAAGAAAAAGTCGAGGAACAAAGTGTTCAAGCTGAGCCGCAGAGTAAGCCCAAGGTAGCAACACTAAAGCGCGGCAAAGCAAAGGTTGCTCCTGCTGTAGTCGCTCAACCTGAGCCAGCGACAGAGACACCTAAACCTGTTGTGAAGAAACCTGCTGCAAGTAAAACTCCTGCAGAGATGTGGGATGACAACAAACCATATCCTGATTCACCTTCCCTAGCTGATATTACAGATCAGAAAGCCGTCAAGATATTTAGTGCTATGACAGCTGAAGAGATGGCTAGTGTTTGGACTGACCAAGCTATCCTTGAATCGTTACCAGAAGGTACACAAGCGCAGATACTACAAGATAATTATATAAACGCTACGGCTACTGAGATGCCAGGTGTCTTAGGTACTCTTATAGATATAGCGTTTGCACAAGGTGCAGCCTCACCAGCTGTGCAGAAGCGCGTTGGTAGTTTCTTACTTAATGTTCCGCTTGGCCCTGCGTCTGCTGTAAGGGAAATAGCGATTGATAACATAGTTACCCTTGGTGCAACTGATCAGCTTACTTTTACTGGGCAACCAACTTGGTATAAGTACGCAAAACGATTAGACATTATGCCTGATATACAAAAGGGATTAGAGAAAGAAGGCATCCCTGGACTATCCAGAGTAGTACAAGCTGATAAAGCTATAGCTGATAAATCAGCTGGAGATATTATACTTAATGAACAAGAACTGTCTCGCGCTGGGGCGACAACTAAAGCTACATATAGTGACAAACAAACAGGTGCTAAAGCACA